AAGGGGTTGCTTCTGGATCACTTGACCCTGGCATTGGTGCCTGCACACCAAGTCCACCCATTGGACTCATGAATTCAGGAACTTGAGTCGCAAGTGGTGAGCCCATGCCATTCAGTCTGTTTGCTTCCAGATACGCAAAACCTTTTTCATCAGGAGTTACAGGTGTCTGACTCAGTGGGAGTTGATTTAACCCACGAGTTGATACAGAGTCGTATCCCTGCTGTGCAGCGGATCGTGGAATATCATTTACTACAGCACCGAGTTGGCTGGCTGTTTCTTTATCCAATCCCTCTCTGTCAGGGTACAGTCCGCTGACTTTTCCATCTAATGAAGGCTGGCTCAGGTTGTCTGTCCTATTCAACGGATTTCCTGTCATATTATTTTGCCCCTTCCCAGTATTCTCAGGAGCACCTGGAATCGGAGAGATATTGTAAGCAATACCTTGAGCAAAACCTGGATCAAGTTTGTTTCTACGCGCTTCTTTTTCTCTACTCATAATCAAGCCCTCATTGTTTCAGCACGGTCGTTATTGCCAAAGTCAGCATTGCCACTTGCTTTCGCATACATGGCCATCCGTCTATCTAAAGCGTCACTTCCCATTTGATTGGGTTCTTCTTCTTTCGGTGGCTCAGCACTAAATGCAGGGGCTTCTGGTTCAGCGGTAGGTTCTGGTTCAGGCTCACGACTGCCTTGAATGCCGACAGTGTAAGGATTACCATCACCTTGTGCACGTGCTTGCCTAAGACGTTCTTGATAGTCACGTTCCTGACTATCCATAGTAATTTTAGGTGCACCGTGTGTAGTTACGGCATTCATAATATTTTTGGATATATCCTAAACCTATTCTACATTAACTCCAGTTATCACTGAGCATCATTCGTGTTCCAACTGCAGTATCTGCAGGACCGGGAATTGCAAGAATAAATTCTGCTCCAGCTCGTTCAAACGAATATCGGCGCACTTCTGGTCTTCTGTAGTTTGGTACATACAAACTTTCTGCCAAACGATCAACTTCTCTTAAATAGATCTCACGGAAATAATCATCACCTTTCAATGGATCGGAAGTACTGATTGTCCGTTCGACGTCACCAGAAATGATTTCTTGTCTAGACGGATTCAGATTACGGCTTCCACCTGCATCGAAGTAATCGTCTGGAATTGCAGAGCTTGCTTTCCATGCAATGTCACACCGTTTCAAGTGATAGACAATTTGATCAAACCAGTACTGGTCTGGGATCAAAGCCATTGCCTCTTCAAGCCGTGCTCTGTCACCAGCAGGGATCTGAGCTCCGGCATTGATTCCTAGGTGGAACCTGCATTTGGATTTATTGAATTCGTCTAACTGCATTAGGCAACTCCATTAGTTACTAACTGACCTAAGACACTTGCAATCTCCTCTTGTTCAACAGGTAAGCCAGCTTCAATTCTTGCAAAGAGCTCAGCGGCTTTTACCGGCTGATTTGCTGCAGCTACAGCTCCGACACCTGCTAGTCCTAGTCCACCCATACCAGCAAGTTTTACCCGTAGACCTGGAGTAAGCATCCGTTTAAATGCCTGACCGGATGTCTTGGGTTTTGGTTGAACAGCTTCAATCATGCTTTGAGGTAAATCTCCGATTGCAGCTCCAGAGCCAGCACCCACTATGCCAAGAAGTGCAGCTGCAGCTTCAGGGCTAATCTGATTCTCCTTCTCTTGCTGTGCCGCTAATAGTAAGAGATCTTGAGTGCTGGCCATTTATCTGAATCTAATAGATATTACTAGTTTAACTAATAAGATTAATCTCTCTGTCTCCAATCATCGGACTTATCTTGTTTGAACCATTCTGCAATTTCCTCCGCACTATCAAACCCGTCGCTGTGCTGTGATGGATCTGGGTCACCAATATCCATTTGGTTTAGAAAGTCATCTAATGAGTTTGTGATCATGTCTGGATTGTTAGCTAGCCGTCTTGCTTTGCGTAGCATTTCACCAGCAGAAGCATTCGACTTGGCTAGTTTTTCTGCCCAGATCATGTCTTCTAGTTGTACTTCCTGTTGCTCGGCAATACGTTTGCAGATGAACTCCATGCGGAGTCGATATTTCGTAGACAGCATATTGCCCCTATTTGCTTGTATCTAGCTTAACTAATAAAGATCAAATCCTCTTCAATTAGTTGATCCCAGTTAACTCTTGGAATATTTTCTAGTTGTTTTAGGTTTGCAAAACGCTCACCGCTAAGAGACATTCGAAGTTCTACGATTTTCTTTGCTGTAGCAAAGCCGACACCAGGCAGTCGTTTGGCAATCTGCTCGGCTGGTGCAGAGTTTAAGTTTAGACGTGAATCCTCAATGGGGACAACGGACTTAGGAATCTCTTCTTCAGGTACTTGAACTTCTGGTGCAGCAATTTTTGCCATCCGACCTTTCTCTGGATCGTATGGAACAAGTTGCTCCAAGTTCATAAACGTAACGCCACCTGCTGCGTCTTTAACCATTGCAAACTCTTTATCGTGCTTACTAACGAATTCAACCAGCTTGCCTGTCTTTGTATCTTGAAATAACTTGTGGTCGGACATATTTAATGGGGTACACCTATTGATATTATAGGCACAAAAAAAGCGCCTCTAAGAGACGCTTTGGTTGACTGATAGTTATTATCAGGTGCCTTGGCCGGCTTCAATTCCATAAGGAATGTGAGCGTCGTCAGCATCAGGTGCGGAAGCTGCACGGTAGTAGCAGATCTCAACCAAGATGGCAGAGGGGCTCTTACGGTCAGCACCGGCAGATGGGTTCTGCTCGGCGGTCATTGCAGCAGAAGTGATGACTTGAACAGCGGTGTCATTACTTGCATGAACTGCGGTGCCGTTCAAGATGCCCAACATCGGTGAAACTGCACCAGCAGCTGGGAAGAACTTGTCAGCAGCTGCAGTCAAGGTCACTTCGCTACCAGTATTGCCAGGAGCGTTGCTGCTAATAGCAACGATCTTGATGGTATTACCAGAAGCAGTGGCCTTAACGCCAGGAGCAGACAGGGCGGTACGGTAAACAACAGATCCAGCGGGGATCACGAAGTTCTTATCAGTCCGTGGCTTGTCATCTTGACGCAGGTCAGGAGACAGAACCTTCAGGCTGTAAGTACCAGCACTCAGCGAGCCACTAGAAGTGACGCCTGCAGTGTCAGGGTTGAGTACAAGAGCACCGACAACGCGGTAGAACTCAACACCAGGAAGGGCTTCAACACCTTGCTCGCGATAAGCATTGAGGTGTGAAACATAATTACCGGGAAAAATTACGGACATAGTTAGTTAGCTCCTATCAATAAACGAAAGAGTAACCAACCGTGATGAAATCGCGGTTAAGCGTTTCAAAACCGGCGAACAAGCTCCAGATCATGATGATGAAACGGCTGAAATCGTCGTTGTTGTTCAACAGAATCTGAGCGTTGTTACCACCAATACCCACACCCACGGCTTGAGGTCCGAAGAAGATCAGCTGAGCGGCGTCATAATCAGCGGCGCTGCTGCTCTCATCGGTAACAACAAGGTTGTACTGAGTTTCGGGCAGGTTGGTGGACTCGAACCAACGGACGCCCTCGAAGAGGAAGCCGGTTGGCATCACGGGTTGACCAGCGACAAAGCCAGCCTGACCGTATGCAGGACCCATGCCTTGGTAGAAGTTGGCGTTAGGTGCTGCGTTGGGCTGCATTGGGTTAACGAGACCCTGGCCCGGATAACGTGCGATCTCTCTGAAGTCAGCGTTCTGACGCAGGTGCATCATTGCTGTGGGATCGACGATACATCTGTAGTAACCGTCAGCGAAGGTCGGGACGTTGCGCTTACGCAGGTCCTTGACGACTTCGAGAAGGTCAGTCTTGACGTCGAACTTGGCGGATTCGCCAGCGCCATAAGTAACACCAAGGGTGCCACCGGATGCGCCTTTGGACTTACCACCAGGCAGGTAATAACCACCTTGGGTGGAATCAGCTTTACCAGCAGCTTCGGCCTTCAGCAGTTCGTTTGCGAAGACGCGGTCGCGCCAGCGGCGGTAGTCATCAAGCAGGGTCAGCGAACCAATCGACTGGTGGAAGACGTTGAGGTTTCCAGTGTCGAGCAGCAGACGCTGAGCAGTAATCAGGGTTTCACGTGCCACCTTGAAGGTGGAAGGCTGTGAAGAATCGCGGGAATCGGCAGGACCTGTGTACTCGCGAAGCGTCACGAGAACCTTGTCTTTAACGATATTGCGTGCGGATGCGGATCCAAGGGTTTGATCGGCGGTCCGCTCACGGGACTCCTTAGTACCAGGCTTACCCCAGAAGCGGTAGCGATCGAGCTGCACGGTCTGGCCGGGCTGCTTTGAAAAATCGTGTACTACCACTGGCTCAACTGCCATCTCAATGATGTAGGCAGGATGAGGACGGTAAAGTTCTGCACCAAGAAGCTTCGGAAAATCATTATCAATCC